TCTTATGGCGTAATTGCTGCTGCTGGTAATGGATTAAAATTCTGGAATGGGTCTGATGCTTATAAGATTGCGATGGGTAATTCTGCTGAATACCACTACGGGCCAGTTACTGATTATTCAATTAAGACAATCATAGATAGTAATTCCTCAACAAGAGGGTTTACATGGGGAGTTAATGGAGGAACTCCGATTGCTGCATTGAATGTCGGTACTGGTGATATGCAGGTTGCTGGTACTATTACTGCGGCTAAACTACATGTTGGTGGCGACGTTACAAGCTTTCCTGATGGTGGAGATCCGGACATATCAACTGATAACATGTTTGCTACTGAAAAGGTTGTTACACCAAAGTTAGTATTTCTCAATGACGCCGCTGGCGATGATATATATGCTGTGTCTGACGATGGAAACACTGCTTATTCTGTTGATGGCAATTCTTCTGGAGCCTGGATAAAATGGTATGGAGATAAAACGTTAAGTCATGTTGGACAGGTCTTTGATTACTGGAAAGGTAAAGGAGCTGAAATTACTCAAAATATCAAAATGACCAGTACAACAGGCGTAATTAAGTTTGGTAATGGTAACACATATAAATTAGATGCTTACAATCAATCAGTTTACAGAGCTGGTACTACTACTAGTGAGGCCAGTCGTGGCGGATTAAGATTCGTGCATGGTCAAGGTCCGGATTTAACGTTTTGGTACGATGCATTTGGAACTGGTCAAGGGGCGCTTAAAATATATAGTAACAACTCAGGCGCTGGTGATATGTTCCAATTCTCGCATAATGGTGATTTCCACGCTGATGGTAACATTACTGCGTATTCTAATACTACAACTTCTGATGGTAGATTAAAAGATAATGTAAGACCTTTAGAAGGATCTCTAGATAAGACACTTAAATTACAAGGCGTAAAGTTTGATTGGATTGATGCTGATAAACCAGATGATCAGATTGGTTTTATAGCTCAACAAGTTGAAGCAGTAATACCAGAAATAGTTAGTGATATTAAAAGTATTGATGGCGTTGATACTAAGGTTGTAAATTACCAAGCTGTTATTCCGGTATTAGTTGAAGCTATGAAAGAACAACAAAACCTTATAAATAGATTAGAAGCGAGATTAAACGCGCTTGAAAATAAAGGAGAATAGCAAATGGCTATTACTAAAACTAAAACATTAGTTGATATTAGAATCTGGCCTGCAGTACTTGCTGACGGTCCATCAGATTCGAACGATTCATATAGTTCAGTGGCTGTAACATATTTAGTTAGTATAGATGATCCAGACGACTCTGAACTTCCTATTGAAAATTATGTACATACATCTATATTAAAGTATGATAGTGAAGGTGTTGTTTCAAATTACAGCTCAGAAGCTTCGCTGGTTCAAATCGTATGTGACGCAATTTGGATTTAACTTAAAAATAAATAGATATAAATAGATATATAAATTAAACTAGGAGAAAATTATGTCAGTGACATATGAATTATTAGAAGAATTTACTGGATCACGGTCCAGTGAAGGACCAGATCCGGATAACGAAGGTGAAACAATCACAACAGTATTAGAAGTTACAGATGTTCATGTTAGATTTACTTGTAGCGAGACTGATATTGTTCATGAGCGTCATGTTAATGTCACATACACCGATGGCGAGTACGATGCAGAAGCTACAGCTGAAGTTATAACATCTGTTGGTATGGGTGTTGCACACAAAATCGCAGTTGGCGTGATTAGCTAATAGAGGAATCTAAAAATGGCTAAACCTAATAGTAGAACCACATTAATAGAATACTGCTTAAGATCTTTACAGCTTTTTCAGCACTATCATGCCGATGCTATTGAAAAAGTATTTCTAAAGCACCAAGTGACTGGAACTGATATTACTAATGGGTATATCAGTATACCTGATTTAGTTACAGACGTTGTTAGTGTACTTCCGATAAGACAAACTAATAGCGGCGGCGGAATGTTTGATCTTCAGTATCAAATGCATTTAAACGACACACAAGCTCTTGGATATATGGGATCATTGGTAGAGTATGAAATGACTCAACAATGGTTGGCTCTAGCAAATATAATTATGGATCCTGATGAAAAACATATTAGCTTTGACCGACATAAAAATCAACTAAGAGTTGACATGGATTGGTCTAAAGAAGTAGCAGTTAATGATTACATCATCGTTGAATGTTATAGAATATTAGATCCAGAAACGTACAATGATGTTTATAACGATTACTTTTTAAAGCGTTATGCTACAGCTTTAATAAAGCAACAATGGGGAATTAACCTATCTAAATTTGAAGGTATGGTAATGCCCGGCGGAGTAACTTTTAATGGCAGACAAATATTAGAAGATGCTAAAGAAGAGCTTAAAGAATTAAACGAAGAAATTAGATTGAACTGGGAACAGCCAGTCGATTTCTATACGGGGTAACGAATGCCTAGAAGTGTATATTTCTCTCAATCAGTAGCTTCAGAGCAATCTGTTTATGAAGATCTAATAATAGAATCTCTTAAAATATATGGACAAGACATCTATTATATTCCAAGAACTTTAGTTGATAGAGACACAATCTTGGGAGAAGATCGGGCTTCTAAGTTTGACGAAGCGTATATGATTGAAGCTTATATAGAGAATCCTGAAGGTTTTGATGGGTCTGGCGATCTATATCAAAAGTTTGGTCTTGAAATAAGAGACGAAGCTACGTTTATTATTGCACGTAAACAATGGACTAATTTAGTAGGTGTATGGAATAACGCGGTAGATAGTATAAGACCAATGGAAGGCGATCTTATATTCTTACCAATGACTAATAAATTCTTTGAAATATCGTTCGTTGAACATGAACAACCATTCTATCAATTATCAAACTTACCAGTCTATAAACTTAATTGTAGTCTCTTCGAATATAATGAAGAAGATTTTGATACTGGTGTTGATGCTATTGATATTACAGAACTTAAGAACACGTATCAAGTTCCAATTACTGTAAGTTTAACTGGTGGTAATCATTTTGTTAATGGTGAAATCGTAACGCAGGTTATCACAACAGATCCTGCTGTAAGCGTGTATGGAACTATACAGACTTTAACTAAAACGTCTAATAATATAGCAACTATTAGCGTATCTAATATTGGAGTTACTGGTTCTACTGAAGCTAAAGATTTTATAATATCTCCGACTTTAGGTTTAACTGGAAGTATATCTACAAACACATGCTTTATTACTGCTGTTGATGACGTTGCTGATAATACGACATTCCCAAGCGATGGTGGAGCAAGCAATAATGCATTTGAATTAGAAGCTGATGGATTTTTAGACTTTACTGAAAATAATCCGTTTGGTGACCCATCGGAGACTAACTAATGTTTGGTAATCATTTTTATCATGCTACAATGAGAAAGGCTGTTGCTGTTTTTGGAACATTATTTAATGACATTAGTGTTATTAGACAAGATGGTAATGGTAATGTTCTTAATCAGGTTAAAGTTCCGTTGGCGTATGGACCTAAGCAAAAGTTCTTAGCTAGATTAGATCAAAATACTAATAGCGATGCTTCTATGGCAATTAAACTACCAAGGATGGCCTTTGAGATTACTAGTTTAGATTTAGATTCTTCTCAAAAACTAGCTAAAAGAAACACTATATCAGAAAATCATGCAACTGATTCTACTAAGAAGAAGACTTTAAAGCAACAAGTTGCGTATAACATTAATATGACATTACACATTCTTGCTAAAAATCAAGATGATGGTCTACAAATAGTAGAACAGATCTTACCATATTTTCAGCCAGAATATACAATTTCAATAACACCAGTTTCTGGATTTCAGTATAAACAAGATGTTCCAATTATATTGACTGGGGTTACTATAAACGATGATTATGAAGGTGACTTTCAAACTAGAAGAGTCTTAGCATATCAACTTGACTTTACAATGAAAATGAAATTCTTTGGACCAACGTCAAACCAGGGTATTATCAAAGAAGTTAACTTTGACTTCAACTCTGATGTTGGTGGCGAAAACGTATTAGAAAATATGGATTTCACAATAACACCAACTAACGCGGATGAGAATGATAACTATACAGTTAACGTAAGTATAACATAGGTACATTATGAATAAATTAGATAAGATGCAGGCGAGCCTGAATAATAACTTACCTGAGAAATCAAAAGAAAAATCCAATGAAGTCGTTTTAACTAAAAATCAAAAAGAAGTTAAAGATGATTACGAATATTCTAGAAAAACGTACAAAGACCTCATTGATACTGGAGTTAGATCTTTAGACGTTCTTGCTAATCTTGCAGCAGAGTCTGAACATCCAAGAGCGTTTGAGGTATTATCTAAATCCATAAAAGATATTGGAGATGTTACAGATAAACTTATGGCTCTTCAGAAAAATAAACAAGACTTGTCTGGTGAAGCTCCAAATAAAAAACCAGTTACTAATAATAACTTGTTTATTGGTAGTACTACTGATCTACAAAGATTATTTGCTAAATCTGATAAAGAAGCAAAGGATAAGGAAAAGATTATAGATGTCACGCCTAAAAAATGATGAAGGATACATGGGCAATCCACACGTTAAGCGTGATGGGGTAGAGTCCGAATTTAGCGAAGAAGAGATTAAAGAATACAGAAAATGTATGATGGATCCTGCTTATTTCGCTAAAAAATATTTAAAGGTTATATCGTTGGATGATGGTTTAGTACCATTCAATCTATACGATTATCAAGAAAATATGTTTTCTCATTTTAATGATAATAGATTCTCTATTGTTTTGGCATGTCGACAATCTGGTAAATCTATTGCTGCTGTTGGTTACTTACTTTGGTATGCGTGTTTCCATTCAGAAAAAACTATTGCTATATTAGCAAACAAAGGTGCTACAGCTCGTGAAATGCTAGCTCGTATTACTCTTATGTTAGAGAACCTACCATTCTTTTTACAGCCTGGTTGTAAAGCGTTAAACAAAGGTTCAATAGAATTTTCAAACAACTCAAAGCTTATTGCTTCTGCTACTTCTGGTAGTTCTATTCGTGGCCTTTCTATTAACTTATTGTTCTTAGATGAGTTTGCTTTTGTTGAAAACGATGCACAGTTCTATACATCAACGTACCCAGTAGTATCATCTGGTAAAGATACAAAGGTTATTATAACGTCAACTGCTAATGGTATTGGTAACATATTTCATAGAATATGGGAAGGTGCTACTACATACACGAATGAATATAAAGCATTTAGAGTTGATTGGTGGGATGTACCAGGAAGAGATGAAGCGTGGAAAGCTCAAACAATTGCTAACACGTCTGAATTACAGTTTGATCAGGAATTCGGTAATAACTTCCATGGTCGTGGTAATACATTAATAGACGCTGGAGATCTTTTAGCTCAAAAATCTCAAAGACCAATGTCATTCAATGAAAACCTGTTTATGTATGAACCACCAAAAGAAGGCCATCACTATGTAATGACTGTTGATGTCGCGAAAGGTCGTGGTCAAGATTACAGTACATTTACCCTTATAGATACATCAGTAGAACCATTTAAACAAGTTTGTGTATTTAGAGATAATAATATATCGCCGATGTTATTACCTGATATAGTGTATAAATACGCTATGGTATATAATGAAGCTTATGTCATCGTTGAATCTAATGATCAGGGTGCTGTAGTTTGTAATGGATTATACTACGATTTAGAATACGAAAATATGTTCGTCGAATCACAAGTAAAAGCTAATTCAATTGGTGCTACTATGACTAGACGAGTAAAAAGAATTGGTTGTTCAACGTTAAAAGATTTAATAGGACAAAAGAAATTACACATTGTAGATGGAGAAACTATCGGTGAAATGTGTACGTTCATTGCTCGAGGAAACTCATATGAAGCACAGGCTCCTAATCACGATGATTTAATGATGAACTTAGTATTGTTTGCATGGTTTACTTCAACAGACATATTCCAAGGATTAACGAATATTGATATGAAAAACTTATTATATAGAGAGCAGTTAAAAGCTATCCAAGATGATATGTTACCGTTTGGCATTATTAATGATGGTAGTAACTATCATACAGAAGGCATTGGCGACGGAGAAGGTAATGTGTGGTTTGAAGCTGATAGCGAAAGAGATCCACTTAACAGACGCTTAGTATAAATAACCTTAGTATCATTATTTATATAAATAATACTGATTGAATATAACCGTATTATGAAAACTTATAAATAAACTCAAATTGAGAGGACACAACAATGGCATTTCAAGTATCACCAGGCGTCCAAGTCAAAGAGATTGACGCATCGGGCGTAATACCTGCAGTATCGACCAGTATTGGTGGGTTCGCAGGCTCTTTCAATTGGGGTCCAGTAGAAGAAGTAAGAACGGTTGGTTCAGAAACAGAATTAGCTTCCATCTTCGGCACACCAGATTCCAATACATTCAAGTACTTTTTAACAGCAGCATCATTCTTAAAATATGGTAACGCCCTTAAAGTCGTACGAGCAGCATCAGGTCACTTAAACGCGACTAACGGTACTGCTAAACTAGTCAAGAACCAAGATCATTATGATTCTTTGTCTCATGACGGAACATTCATTGCTAAATATCCAGGTGTCTTAGGCAACTCGATTAAAGTAACTGTATGTCCTGCTAATGCTACAGCTTGGGCCGCGTTCACAGAAGCTTCAAGCTTTGATAGTGCACCAGGAACATCAGACGCTGCTGCAGTTTACGGACATACAAACGACGAATTACATATTGCTGTGGTCGATACTGATGGAACATGGAGTGGTACTGCAGGTACTGTTTTAGAAACATTCGCATTCGTATCACAAGCTTCAGATGCTAAAAAATCTGATGGCCAGAGTAATTATTACAAAGAAGTACTTAATAGAACTTCACAGTACGTATATTGGACAGGCCACGCAACTGGTTTGACTGATGCAGGTGAGTCATTAGCTGATCAACCTTCTGCTACTGCATACACGACTGGAACTTCACATATAAGTGCAACTTTAGCTGGTGGTATTGATGATAATACACCAACTACTGGCGAAATTGGTAGCGCATTCGATCTCTTAGCTGATTCTGAGACTGTTGATGTTAACCTATTGTTCGCATATCCTGATGTTAATGGAGCTAAAGATATTGCTGATAAATTAATAGCAATTTGTAACTCTAGAAAAGATTGTATGGCGTTTGTTTCTCCACCAATCGATGATTCAGTTGGAACCGATACTCCTGCTGCTGATGTAAAAGCTTGGGCTGATACGTTATCTTCAACTTCATATGCTGCTACTGATTCTGGCGCTGTATACGTATACGATAAGTATAATGATGTATACCGTTGGTTAGGAGCTGCTGGTCTTTGTGCTGGTCTTTGTGCCAATACAGACGATGTTGCTGATGCTTGGTTCTCTCCAGCTGGTGTTAATAGAGGTCAACTTTTCGGAGTTACTAAATTAGCTTACAATCCTAAGAAAGCCGATAGAGACATGCTTTATAAATCAAGAGTTAATCCTTTAGTTTCTTTCCCTGGACAAGGTACAATGTTATTTGGTGATAAGACTTTACTAAGTAAGCCTAGTGCATTTGATAGAATCAATGTACGTAGACTATTTATCGTATTGGAAAAAGCCGTTTCAACTGCAGCCAAAGCTCAACTCTTTGAATTCAACGATGAGTTTACACGTGCACAGTTTAGAAATATGCTTGAACCATTTATGAGAGATGTTAAAGGCAGACGTGGTATGACAGACTTTAGAGTCATATGTGATACTACAAATAACACTGGTCAAGTAATTGATGCTAATCGATTTGTTGCTGATATCTTTATCAAGCCTTCAAGATCTATTAACTTCATAACACTGAACTTTATCGCAACAAGAACCGGAGTCGATTTCTCAGAAATCGCCGGTAGCTAAGGAGAAAGAAAATGGCAATTTTAGGCGTAGATGATTTTAAATCAAAGCTAGTAGGAGGCGGTGCTCGTTCTAACATGTTCAAAGTAACATGTAACTTCCCTGCTTATGCTCAAGGCGATGTTGAACTTTCTTCTTTCATGATTAAAGGCGCACAGTTTCCTTCATCAGTCGTAGCTCCTGTACCTGTATTATTCAGAGGCAGACAACTACAACTCGCTGGTGATAGAACTTTCGAACCTGTTACATTGACTATTATCAATGATACTGGTTTTGAAGTAAGAAACGCGTTCGAAAGATGGATGAACGGTATGAGCGAACACAACAATAATACTGGAGCAAGTAATCCTACAGATTATATGGCTGACATTATTGTTGAGCAGTTGAACAAGCAAGGAGACGTAACTAAGACTTACGATATGAGAGGTTGTTTTCCAACAAATCTTTCTACAATCGAACTTTCGTATGATAACGAAAACCAGATTGAAGAATTTACTGTTGAGTTACAAGTTCAGTATTGGGAGTCTGGAACCACTTCTTAGGCGTTATAAATAATATTAGACGAGGGAAGAACAACTTCCCTCTGACAATATTGAGGTAAAATTAAAATGGCAGAACTTTTCGGATTTGAGATCAATAGAAAGGGCAACAAACCAGTTGAACTTCCTTCTTTTGTTCCAGACACAGATGAAGATGGAGTAGGTGTTATTAACAGCGGTGGCCTTCAAGGTCAGTACGTTGATATTGACGGCGATTCAGCTAAAAATGAAGTAGACCTTATTCTAAAATATAGAGATATTGCAGCACATCCTGAATGCGATGCGGCAATTGAAGATATTGTGAATGAAGCGATCGTAGGTGATAATAGATCAGCACCTATTGAAATTATTATGGATGAGCTAAAAGCATCTGATAAAGTTAAAAGCGCTATTAAAACAGAATTTGAAAACGTTATATCGTTATTACACTTTAACGCGTATTCACATGATATTTTTAGAAAATGGTATATTGATGGTAGATTACCATACCACGTTATCATAGATCAAGCTAACCCTAAAAAGGGTATTAAAGAATTAAGATATATTGACCCAACTAAGTTAAGAAAGATCAAAGAAATTGAAACTGAAAAAGATCCTAAGACTGGTGCCAATATAATTAAGAAGTCAGAAGAGTACTTCTTATTCCAAGACAGTAATATGGCTGGTAATGATCAAGGATTAAAAATAAGTCCTGACTCAATTGCATACGTTACTTCAGGTATGTTAGATCCAAGTCGTAAAAGAATTTTATCACATTTACAAAAGGCTATCAAGCCAACAAATCAGTTAAGAATGATGGAAGATTCGCTGGTTATATATAGAATTAGTAGAGCTCCAGAAAGACGTATCTTCTATATTGATGTTGGTAACCTCCCTAAAGGTAAAGCCGAAGAATATTTGAAAAACATTATGGGCCAATACAGAAACAAATTGGTTTACGATGCTAGTACTGGAGATATTAAAGATGATCGCAAACATATGTCGATGTTGGAAGACTTCTTCTTACCGCGTCGAGAAGGTGGTCGCGGTACAGAGATTTCAACACTCCCAGGAGGCGAAAATCTTGGACAGATCGACGACATCATATACTTCCAAAAGAAATTATATAAGTCGCTCAACGTTCCAGCTAACCGTTTAGAACAAGAGTCTGGTTTTAACTTAGGTAGATCCACAGAGATCTCAAGAGATGAAGTTAAATTTAAGAAATTCTTAGATAGATTAAGAAAAAGATTTAGTGATTTGTTCTTACAATTACTAAAAACTCAATGTTTATTAAAGGGTATTGTAACCACAGACGATTGGAAGAGCTTTAAAGAAGATATCGCTTTTGATTTTATTGAAGATAATTACTTTGCTGAATTAAAAGAAGCTGAGATCTTAAGAGAAAGATTCGAAATGCTTGGCCAAATGGACGAATATGTTGGAAAATATGTTTCTAATGAATGGATCCGTAAGACAGTATTAAGACAGTCTGATGATGAGATAGCTGAGATTAAAAAACAAATAGCAGCTGAAAGAAAATCAGGCGAAATCGAAGACGAAGACGCAGACGTTGAAGATTAAATTATTATAAATATATAACAAGGGTAATGAATAATGAGTATACTAAATTTGATTGATAATGTAAAAGGCGGAGATAACGTTCAGGCAGCTAAAGAGTTTAATACTGTTATGGCTGATAAGTTATCTGCTGCAATGGATGCTAAAAAGATCGAAGTAGCATCAACGTTACAAGACAGACAAAGCTCTAAAGCTGAGCAATAGGAAATAAGTCAATGAAACTTATATCAGAATATAACGACAATAATCTAGAAGTTATTGTAGAAAAGGTTAATGGTAAAAAGACTCTCTTCATTGAGGGTATCTTTATGCAAGCCGATTCAAAAAACAGAAACGGTCGAATATACGAAAAAAGTATATTAGAAGCCGCTGTTAATAAGTATGTAAAAGAACAAGTAAGTACTGGTCGTGCCGTTGGGGAATTAAATCACCCTGAAGGTCCTTCCATTAACTTAGATAAAGTTTCACATAAGATTACTGAACTCAGGTTTGATGGAAGTAATGTTATAGGAAAAGCATCTATACTTAATACCCCTATGGGCAATATCGTAACCGGTTTGTTAGAAGGTGGAGTTAAGCTTGGTGTGTCAAGTCGTGGTATGGGAAGTCTTGTAAACAAAAACGGCGCCATGTATGTGAAAGATGACTTTATGTTATCTACTATAGATATCGTTCAAGATCCTTCAGCTCCAGAGGCATTTGTCAATGGAATTATGGAAGGTGTTGATTGGGTATGGAACAATGGTGTCCTTTGTCCACAAGAAGTTGAGAAAATTGAGACTGAAATCAAGGAAGCTCGAGGTATGCGTTCATCGGATATTGAGATTAAAGCTTTTAAGAATTTCCTCTCTAAACTTGTAAATTCTTAATAGGAGAATAAAATGTCTAATGACGAAATGAAAATAGTCGAAGACGTATCAGAAACTGAAGAGCTTACTATCGAGGGGCTCGTTGAAGACGCACAAGTTCAAGACGAAGAAATCGTAGAAGCTAAAGATGAAGACGAAGTAGAGGATGAAGATGAGGAAGAAGTTGAGGAGTCTAACGACGACGAAGACGAAGAGCCTGTAATCGAAATGCCGAAAACTAAAGCTGCCATCATGGCCTCAGTAAATGATATGTTGAAGAAATCGAATAAAGAAGGTACACAAAAGATTTACGCTAGCGTATATAAAGTTATCAATGCACCAGATGTTGAGCCTGCTAAGGTATATAAGGAAGACGTTACAGTTGACGTTAGCCATATTGATTACCAAGAAGACTTAGACGGTTTGGTTGCAGAAGAAGCTACTTTATCTGACGGATTCCAAGCCAAAGCTGGAATTATTTTTGAAGCTGCTTTGAAGTCTAAAGTAAGTGCAGAAATCGAAAGATTAGAATCTGAGTACGTACAAAACCTTGAAGAAGAAGTAACTGATATCAAGTCAGAACTAGTAGAAAAGGTAGATTCATACCTTAACTATGTTGTTGCTAACTGGATTGAAGAAAATAAGCTTGCAGTTGAAACTGGTCTTAGGACTGAAATCGCTGAAGACTTTATGGCTTCTTTACAATCAGTGTTCAAAGAACATTACATTGAGGTTCCAGAAGGTAAGGTAGACATGATCGACGAATTAGCCGAGCAAGTCGCTGAACTAGAAGAAACTCTAAATAAATCAACTGAAGAAAATATCAAACTGACTGAATCTGTTTCCGGATTGGAAAGAGCTGAAATCGTTCGAAATGCTTCTTTTGGTCTTGCTTTAACTGAAGCTGATAAACTAGCATCTTTAGTAGAAGATATCGATTTTGATAACGCTGAAGCTTTCGAAATGAAAGTTAATGTTGTTAAAGAATCATACTTCAAATCAGATGTACAAGAATCAGTAGATGAAGCACAATCATTAGTTGGAACTGACGAAGTCGCTACAGACCTCAGTGACACTATGGCTAGATACACAAGCGCAATCTCACAATACAAAAACGCATAATTAGGGGAAACTATAATGTTTAACGCAGACAAAAACTTAATGGAAAAGTGGAGCCCAGTATTGGCCCACGCCGATGTTCCAACAATTCAAGATAGTCATAAAGCAGCTGTTACAGCTCGACTATTAGAAAACCAAGAAATCGCAGCTCGTGAAGAGCATATTGCTAAATCTAATACCTTTTTAGGCGAAGATGCAGCAGCTAACGCAACTGGCGGCTCTGTTGCTGGTTTTAATCCTGTTCTTATCTCTTTGGTAAGACGTGCAATGCCTAACCTTATCGCTTATGATATCGCTGGTGTTCAACCTATGACTGGTCCTACTGGTTTGATCTTCGCTATGAAGAGCAAGTACACTAGCCAATCTGGTACTGAAGCATTACATAACGAAGCAAACACTGCTTTCTCTGGTGCTTCTGTAACTCAAGAAGCTGGTCCTTCTGGTTTAGAATCTGCTGCTGATGATGGCGATGGTTCTTTAGCAACTGGCGAAACTTCTGGTGAGATCGTTTCTGATTTTGCTGGTGGTCTTAGTACTGCTGCTTCTGAAGCTTTAGGTACCGGTGGTTCAGGTGGTTCTTTCGGCGAAATGGCATTCTCAATCGAGAAAGCTACAGTAACTGCTAAGTCACGTGCTCTTAAAGCTGAATACACAATGGAACTTGCTCAAGATCTTAAAGCAATCCATGGTCTAGACGCTGAAGGCGAACTTGCTACTATCCTTTCTTCTGAAATCCTTGCGGAAATCAACAGAGAAGTAGTTCGTACTGTAAACCGTACTGCTAAACTTGGTGCTTTACAGGCTTCTGCTACTGTTAAAGGTATCTTCAATCTAGATACTGATTCAGATGGTCGTTGGTTAGCTGAGAAGGCTAAAGGTCTTATCATTCAAATCGAACGTGAAGCTAACGTAATCGCTAAAGAAACTCGTCGTGGTAAAGGTAACTATGTTATCTGTTCTTCAGACGTTGGTTCAATCTTAGCTGCTTCTGGCATGTTAGATTATAGCCCAGCGCTTGCTACTAACCTTAACGTAGATGATACTGGTAATACTTTTGCTGGTGTTCTTAACGGTAAGTTCAAAGTATATGTTGACCCATATGCCACTGGTGATTATGTATGTGTTGGGTACCGTGGTACTACTCCATACGATGCTGGTGTTTTCTATTGTCCATATGTTCCTTTGACTATGGTTAAAGCAATTGGCGAAGAAGATTTCCAACCACGTATCGGGTTCAAGACTCGTTACGGTATGGTTGCTAACCCATTCGTTGCAACTGATGGAACTGTTGGTGCTGATCGTGGTAACCCATACTTCCGTATATTCCGTGTTGATGGAATCATGCAAAGTGCATAATCTTTAATTAGATTATAAAACTAAAGGGCTCTTCGGAGTCCTTTTTTTATGCCTATAAATAGTATATAATACAAGCAAATAACATTTAAAGAGTATAAATAGATATATGACTACTTCAAATAAAAACTATTTAAGCCCTGTAGGGTTCCAATTCAAAATCGATGCAACTCAATATTCTAATGTTGAATACTTTTGTACATCGGTTACGCTTCCTGATTTAACGTTATCAGAAGTACCTACTCCATATAAGACATCTAATATGGGAATGACCGGCGATCGAATCGCTTTTGGTGATTTACAGATTAGATTCAATATAACAGAAGATATGGAAAACTATGTTGAAATGTTTAATTGGATGCATAATATAATTCAAAAGGGAGAGTCATTTAAATCAGATGCTACACTTTCTATATTGAGTAGTCATAACAACGTAACTAAAGAAATAACCTTCAGAGATTGCTTTCCAACTTCTCTTTCAGCTGTTGAATTCTCAACTCAACAAAATGACATTGAATACTTACAAGCTGACGTAACATTTAAATATACATACTTTGAAGTGAAATAGTAAACTATATAAATAATTTTATACCATGGAGATATAATGAATAGCCTAGAAACAATACTTGAAATGTGGAAGAAAGATTCTGTAATTGATAAACTTGAGTTAGACCAATCTGCTCGAGATTCAGCAAAACTTCACTCAAAATACTTAGAACTATACTCAGTTAATAAATTAAGATTCAAGAAATTAGACCTTGAGTTTAAAGTATTATTGAGAGACAAATTTATGCATTACAATGGCAAACTTACTCAAGTCGAATTAGACGATAAGGGTTGGTCGTATGATCCATTGAATGGACTTACCGTGTTAAAAGGAGATATGGATAAATGGTACGACGCTGATCCATTGATCCAAGCTCATCAAGCTAAAATGCATTATACTCAAGAGATGGTAGATACATTAAAAGAGATAATGGAAAACGTAAAATGGCGTCATCAAAATATCAAGAATATTATTGAATGGAATAAATTCACTAGTGGTATGTGACACTAAATTGACCAGTGGGTTGCAGTATTCTATAAATAGTAATACACGCATCAACTTAGCTATGACTGAGCATAGCTAATACTACGAGGTATAGTAAAATGGCTATAGTTAAACCACACCACGCAAACAATTATTTATCAAATAGAATGGGTATACCGGCATTCGACGATACTCAAATGGTATATACTGGAGCACTACTTAGCTCTGTTATATATTCTTTGGGTGGAGTTGCGGTAGCTCAAGTAAATTATACGTACAACGCTGATGACGATATCATCAATATTACGAGGGTATCGTAATGTCCCATAATCAAGTTAACATAGTAAATTTTCAAAACGGTGATGTAGTACCATCTGCTATTATTGGACCAAAAACTACAGTAATTCAAAAGACCGCACTGACAAAAACACTAATAGATTCCTTAACGCCTGTAACGCTTCCAGATATGACTATGGTCGGCAGAACTGGACATTTCCTTGTTTCTTTTAATGGTCAATTTACGATTAAAGATACTTCAAGTATAACAGCAAGCTCTGAAGTAGATTTGATAGCTTTATACGCAGAACTTACAGGTCTTACAGCAACAGTAACAAATCACGCTGCGGTGTATGGTTCTGAAACTTTAGGACCAGGCGTATATCATCAGCCTGCTGCTTCAAGTATCGCAGGTAATTTAACTTTAGACGCTGGTGGTAATGCTAATGCATTATTCGTATTTCGATGTGTTGGAGCTTTTGCTACAGGAGCATCAACAGAAATAATACTAACTAATGGCGCAACTAGTAATAACGTATGGTTTGTGTCCGGAGGCGCGAGTAGTACTGGAGCAAGTACTATTATGAGGGGTAACCTATTAGCAAACCAAGCTGCTGCTAGTACTGGTGCATCTACTCAAATGGAAGGCAGGCTTATGACTGTTAACGGAGCTGTTGGTATTGGAGCTACGAGCACATTCACAACTCCAACTGGAACTAGTGTATCGGATCTAGGTAGTTTTCTAAATGACTTTTCGATATTTGCTGGAGCTGGATCTATATCAAATACTGGCGCAAGTGTAATTTCAGGTAATATAGGTACTGACTTTGGTAGTATTACTGGATTTGAAACAGCCACAGTAAATGGAATAATGTATCCTGGAGCACTTGCTTCTTTAGGCAAAGTATATTGGGGTATATATATTAATGGAACGCTAGCTCCACACACACAACGTTCAGCAACAAGATCGTATTTAGCTATTGGAACTGAATTCCCAATGATTTTAAGTTCAATGATAAGCGTAACAGCTGGCCAAATAATTAGCATTAGAGCATATGCAACGATTGGTGAAGTACTAGTTGAACAATCTAAGACTCTTGTAATAGAACCAATTGCCAACGTTGCTTTCTTATAATTCAGTAATAGAGATATAATGGAACAAATAACTGTAAAAATGAAGAATGAGGTTTTCCTCCAGGTTGTGACCGAACCGGGCATAGAGATGGAATTATCAGAACACTTCTGTTTCTTTGTAGAGGGATATAAGTTCATGCCAGCATACAAAAATCGTATGTGGGATGGCAAAATAAGGCTATATGATGCCCGTAAAAAGGAAATATATGGTGGTTTATTTAAGTATATCCAGGAATTTGCCCAAGTTAGGGACTACGAGCTCATAGTAGAGGACAATTCCATGTATGGAAGGCCTGATACTACAGAGTTACATGACATAGAAACGTTCCTAGACACTCTATCACTCTCTGTGAACGGAGTAGGTATAACACCCCGGTCGTACCAGCTTGAAGCACTCGAGAGGGCGCTACAGCATAAAAAGGCTTTACTATTAAGCCCGACAGCGTCAGGTAAGAGTTTAATCATATATCTAGCTATTAGATACCATTTAGAGTTTAATCAAGGAAACGTACTGCTGATCGTACCTACGACATCGTTGGTTGAACAAATGTATTCTGATTTTGCTGATTATTCTCAACTTGATGAATGGAATGTTGAAGACAATTGTCATAAGATTTATTCTGGTAAAGAAAAATATAACATAAAGCAACAAGTTGTTATTACCACATGGCAGTCGATATATAAAGAAAGTTCTAATTGGTTTCAACCTTATGGTATGATTGTTGGAGATGAAGCTCATAACTTTAAAGCTAAATCATTAACTTCGATACTTGAAAAATGTACTAATGCTAAATATAGACTTGGTACAACTGGTACATTAGATGGATCTCAAACTCATCAGTTAGTTTTAGAAGGTTTGTTTGGTCCAGTCTATAAGGTAACATCAACTAAAAAGCTGATGGAAGAAGGCTCGTTGGCACAATTAGATATTCAAATTTTATTATTAAAGTATAATGACGAATATTGTAAGCTTGTATCAAAGATGAAGTATCAAGATGAACTTGACTTTATTGTAAAATATCAGCCTAGGAATAATTTTATAACTAACTTGGCTATAGATCAGGAAGGAAATACTTTAATATTATTTCAATATGTCGATAAACATGGTAAACCATTACACGACATGTTAAACCAAAAGTTTGATGCTTTACCAAGAAACACTAGGAGACTATTTTATGTATCTGGCGAAACTGATGTTGCGGCTCGTGAAGAGATTAGGGCAATCACTGAGACTCAGGACAATGCAATTATTGTTGCTAGTATGGGGACTTTTTCTACTGGTATCAATATTAAGCGTTTACACAATGTCATCTTTGCTGCACCAAGTAAGTCTCAGATTCGGGTTTTACAGTCGATCGGACGAGGATTAAGGAAGTCTGCTGATGGTATAGATACTACTAAGGTATTTGATATTGCCGACGATTTACATTGGAAGTCCAAAAAGAACTATACATTATTACACGCAGCTGAAAGGATCAGAATTTATAGTAAAGAGAAATTCGACTATAAAATTCATGATATAAATATATAAATGGAATCTATTAAAGATATTGATATAAGACACTTTAAACTGACAAATGGGGAAGATCTCATTTGTTATGTTCAAAGCTCAACAGAACACGCATTCATTGTTGAACGACCTGCGGTCGTAAGATTAACATCAGATGGTATACATACTTTCGGAGATTGGTTTCCTTTCTCTGATAAGAAGATGTTTAAGATTATGAAGAAGTTCGTGATCAATCATACTGAAGTAGTGGATGAAACTAAAGAATCATACATTAAGTTTTCATGCCAAGATATCATAGCTGAAGAGATAACAGATGATATATATGATTATGACAATACAGTGGTAGATACTGGTACTGATGAGTGGAACGAAGAAGAACCATCAACAGAACCAACTATACATTAGATTATTAGTCTATACCCCTTATCCTCCCGGTGACATCTTTATTATATCATACTTTGGGCGTAATGTAAACGTTTATTTCACCAAATATGAAAATAAATTTAATTAAAAATAAACTAAAATAATTGTTTACATTTGAACCAAACTGTGATATAATAGTACATTATTAGGAGATAAAGATATGACCATCAAAATCAAACCAAAAGCTAAACCACATTACGTTAACAATAAAGAGTTTTCGCTTGCTGTTGTTGAATACGTCAAGAGTGTTAATGTTGCTAAAACAGCAGAAACCAATATTCCTAAAGTACCAGATTATGTTGCGACATGCTTCATGAAAATATCAGAAGGCCTATCACATAGACCTAACTTTGTACGTTACACTTATAGAGAAGAAATGGTTATGGACGGAGTTGAAAACTGTCTAAGAGCCATTAATAACTATAAGATTGAAACTGCTACTAGAACTGGTAATCCAAACGCATTCTCGTATTTTACTCAAATTTGTTTCTTTGCTTTTATTAGACGTATAACTAAAGAAAAGAAACAGCAAGAAATCAAATTCAGATACATTGAAAAAATGGGTATTGAAGATTTCGCTGCTATGGGTATGGACGATAACGGTGCAGCACAAACGTTAGAATATGTTGATACCTTAAGACAAAGAATTGATCAGATTCGAACTAAAGATGATAAGATCAAAAAGTTTGCTAAAGTCGAGAAAGACAGAGAAAAACTAGAATTGTTTATGGTATAATAGGACCTACATTATGAAAATAGCTATACTCAACGACACTCACTGTGGTGTCAGAAATTCTTCTGATATATTTTTAAACTATCAGGAACGATTTTATACTGAGATATTTTTTCCATACTTAAAAGAGCATGGAATTACAAATATCTTACACCTAGGTGATTACTATGAGCATAGAAAGTTTGTTAATTTCAAAGCTCTTAACGCCAATCGTAAACATTTCTTAGAACCAATGCGTGAGATGGGTATTACCATGGATATTATTCCTGGCAACCACGACGTATACTATAAAAATACTAACGAACTATGCTCTCTTAAAGAACTTCTTGGTTACTTCACTTCCAACGTTAATATCATCATGAAACCAACAGTATTAGATTACGATGGTTTAAAGTTTGGTGTATTACCATGGATTAATAACGCAAACTATGAAGAATACACTAAATGGGCTATGACTTGTAACGCGTCTTTCCTTGGAGCTCATCTTGAGTTAAAAGGTTTTGAACTTATGGCTGGTGTAACTAATCCTCATGGTATGAACGCTGATATATTTTCCAGATTCGAAAGTGTATTAACTGGTCATTTCCATACTAAATCTAGTCAAGGAAACGTTCATTATCTAGGCAATCAGATGGAATTTACTTGGTCTGATTGTGATGATCCTAAGTACTTCCACATCTTAGATACTGAAACTCGTGAAGTAACTCCAGTACGTAATCCAATTACAATGTTTAAGAAAGTAATTTACGATGATACTAAGACTGATTATAATAAAGTTGATGTCTCTGAATTTGAAAATAAATTTATTAAACTTATTGTTGTAAGTAAAAGCGACTTATACATGTTTGATAGATTTGTTGATAGGTTACAAAGCATAGAAACTCATGAGCTTAAAATTGCTGAAACCTTTGAAGAATACCTAGGTGACAGTGTTGAAGATGATAAAGTTTCGCTTGAAGATACTGGAGTCTTATTAGATACCTATGTTGACGCTGTTGATACTGAATTAGATAAAGATCATATTAAAGTTGAATTGAGAAAGCTTTATACTGAAGCTCAAAACTTGGAGATAGTGTAATCATACATTTTAAATCAGTCTCTTGGAAGAACTTTCTTTCAACGGGTAATGACACAATTAAAGTACAATTAGATAAAACGCCATCAACACTCGTAGTAGGTTCAAACGGAGCTGGTAAATCTACGATGTTGGACGCTCTATCTTTTGGTCTATTCGGTAAACCTCATAGAGATATTAAAAAAGATCAGTTAGTTAATAGTATTAATAAGAAAGGTACTATTGTTGAAGTTGAGTTTAACGTTGGTAATTCTGAGTTTAAAATTCATAGAACTATTAAGCCTGGTAAGTTTGAGATCTATCAAAATGGCAATATGATCAATCAGTCTTCAAATGCTCGTGATTATCAGAAATTCTTAGAACAGAATATACTTAAGCTAAATCATAAATCATTCCATCAGGTTGTGGTATTAGGTAGTAGTTCGTTTATTCCTTTTATGCAATTACAAGTTGGCCAACGTAGAGAAGTTATTGAAGATCTATTAGACATTAATATTTTTAGTAAAATGAATTCATTATTGAAAGAACGTAATTCTAAGATTAAAGAAGAACTATCTGAAATAAACCATTCATTAGATTTATTTAAGTCTAAAATAGAAACTCAAAACAAATACGTTAAAGACTTACAATCTATTAATAAAGACATGGTTAAGTCTAAAGAAGATACTGTAAAATTATATGAAATCGAAGTTAAAGATTTAGTTAATGATTCTCAAACTCAAGGGAAAAACCTAACTAGTCTAACCGAAATTCAAAACGATAAATACAAGACTATTAATTCAGAAACTTCTAATATTAAATCAAAAAGTCTCGTTTTTAAGTCTCGCATTAAAGATTTAGTATCAAATGCTAAGTTCTTTGAGAATCATGAACATTGTCCAACATGTGATCAAGATATAGATGAACCTATTAAAATAGATAAATTAAACAAAATTAAATGCGACGCTGCTAATATTCAAAAACAAATGGCTGAATTAGATGTACAATCTAATGTAAACACCAATGATGTTACTGAATGTCAAAACGATATGCAAATATTATTAGATAGACAACGTCATATAAATTCTAATAATGATAAGATCACAATTGTTCAAAGAGAAGTTGAAAGACTACAAAAAGAGATTAGTGTATTATTACAGTCTTCAGGTGATATTAAAACAGCTAAATCTGAATTAGATTCTTTGCGTGATTCTAAAGATACTGTAACTGAAAAGAAGTTACAATATGTAGAAGAAAGAACGTATAACGAAGTAATTGGTGAAATGCTTAAAGATACTGGTATTAAAACTAAAGTCATTAAACAATATTTGCCAGTTATGAATCGACTTATTAATAACTACCTTCAAGTCTTAGATTTCTTTGTTGCATTCCATCTCGACGAAAGCTTTACAGAAACTATTAGATCTCGTCATAGAGACGCATTTAACTATACATCGTTTAGTGAAGGTGAAAAACAACGTATAGATTTAGCTTTATTATTTACTTGGAGACAGATTGCTAAGATGAAGAACTCAGCCGCAACTAATCTTTTAGTATTGGATGAGACATTTGATTCTTCGTTAGATCATGATGGTATTGAAAGTTTAACTAAGATTCTAAATACTCTTGAAGATGGTACTAATGTCTTTATTATATCACACAAAGGCGACATATTAGAGAACAAGTTTAGATCTAAGATTGAGTTTATAAAAGAAAGAAACTTTTCCAAGATTAAGTAGTTATAAGCATATAACAAAATGATCTAAACATGAGTGAATCATTTGTATACAAGGCCCTCGAATTATGATATAATATACATATATTAAGGAATAAGGAAAGGGTCAAAAATATGAATAACTCAAGCTTACCGAAGCTCCTAGCCAAAGAAAACATCACTATCAGACATGGTAACTATCAGACGCCATGGTTTGATATCAAAAACAGAGTCCTTGGTCTTCCAATATGGAAAGATATGGGTAAAGACGTTTACGATTTATTTATTGGTCATGAAGTTGGCCACGCATTAGAAACCCCATATGAAGGTTGGCATGACAGCCCAGAAAAACTAGCTGGATGTCCTAGATCTTATATCAATGTTATAGAAGACTGTAGGATCGAACGAAAAATCAAAGATCGTTACCCTGGTTTAGTTGGTCCATTTAGTAGAGCTTATAGCAAGCTTTATAATGATGACTTCTTTGGCACTTCAAACATCGACTTATCAAAACTTAAAATCATAGATAAAATCAACTTACAAGCAAAGGTTGGTTCTCATTGTGAATTAGAATTCAATGAAGAAGAACAAGTCTTTATGAATCGAGCTAACGCAACTCAAGACTTCCAAGAAGTATTAGAATTAGTTAAAGATATCGTAGCATATGATATGTCTAATCAGGAAGAAGAACCAGAAGAAGAACCAGAAGAAACAAATGATTCAGAAGAAACAAATGATTCGCAAGAATCAGATAATTCAGAAGAATCAGATAATTCAGATAATTCAGAAGAATCAGAGGAATATCAAGATGGCGATCAAGCTGAAGATGAAGAAGAAAGTCAAGATGAAGATGAAGTTGAAGACCAACCTAAGGTGTCTGATGATGATGAAGAAAGCGGAGACGGAAACCTTACAGATGATCCCGAAGAAGCCGGATCTTATACTGGCTTTGACCGCGATGAGTTAGTTTCTGTAACTGATGAAGCTTTTAGAGAAAACGAAGATTCATTATTAGACGTTGACGATAAAGGCGTTCAAATCCTTGGCATAGAAGACATCAACAAAGAACTTAAAAAAGAAATAATTATTCCATTTTCTGAACTTAAGGCACAAAGAGAATTACGGATGTTGCAGCTGGATAGCTATCATAATACTGAATTAACTAATCTTAACGCATCATATCCTAAGTATATCAAAGACGTTAAGAGAAGCGTTGGAATTGCTGTTAAAGAGTTTGAAATGCGAAAGGCTGCGACGCAATGGGCTAGAGCTACTACAGCTAAGACTGGTGTTATCGACGTTAATAAACTACATTCATATAAGATTTGCGAAGACATATTTAAGCAAACTACTAGATTACATGATGCTAAAAGTCATGGTATGATTATGTTAGTCGATTATTCTGGTTCTATGTATGACTCATTACCTAAAGTTTTAGAACAACTAATTCACTTAGTTTTGTTTTGTAAGCAAGTCAATATACCATTTGATGTTTACGCGTTTACTACAACTAATCATAAATTAAATTATCGCGCGCTTAGAACATCTGGTTTACTAATTGATGGTGATATGGATTTAGAAGAACTAGCGATGCCATTACTTATATCGTCAACTCTTAAAAAACAAGATTTCGACAGTGCTCTTAAAGCATTATATATAAGATCACAAGGTTCTTCATATCTCATGAGAGATACAATTGCTCCAATTGAAGACTTTGGTTCAACACCTTTAAATCAAGCTTTAATAATGGCTCATAGTTTAG